GGGGCGGGCCGGGCAGGAGGTACGCAGGTAGGGGTAACAACATGAAACCGAAGGAATCCGGTCGCAAGGCCGGAACGATCTCTGCTGTCCGCGCCAAGGCGATCCTCGACGACGCCTTGCCGAACCACAACCGCGGGCAGGACTACCGCGCCGGCACGCGCTGCGCCGATCCTGACCTGCTCGCCTTCCAAGACGCTCACCCGCTCGCCATCATGAGCGGCATGACCTGCGACCACTTCGCTTGGCGCCCGAACGATGCGCCGCCCGACGGCCGCGGCTACGTCGATCCGCTGGCCCGGATGGCTTGGATCGGCGGCTGCTACCGCTCGCCTCGCTTCAACGACCGCACGCCGCGCTCCCTTATCGGCTCAACGCTCCGCGACGTCTGGAGCGCCATGCGCGCCGAGGTCTTCGCCAGCCTGGGCTCGCCGAAGACCTGCCAAGCGCCCGACTGCGCCGCCGATCTGTCCCTCGGCTACGAGGTCGATCACGTCACCCCGCAACACGCCGAGATGGTCAACGACCTTCTGCTGTCGCTGAGCCCCGACGCCGAAGCCGATTGGTGGGGCTACCGCTGGCGCCACGGCGAGAACAACCGCCTGCGCGATCACCTCGCCGAGCATCCCGATCGCCCGCTTGACCGCTTCGCTGACATGATCCGCGCCGGCACCTACCAAGCCCTCTGCGGCCCCTGTCACAAGGCCACTACGAAGGCGCGCAAGGCCGCCAAGCCCCAGAAGACCGCCCCCGACGGTGCAGAATGAACGCCCAGCGCCGCACCCCGGCTGGCGCGATCATCCCGATCCCGGACGCCCCGCCGTTTCCGCTCCGGGCATGGCAGACCGAAGCCCTTGACGCGATCCGGCGCGCCCTCGCCAAGCGCCAGCGCCCTGTGATCCACGCCTTCATGGGCGCTGGAAAGTCGGTCCTGTTGGCCGAGGTCAGCCGCGCTGCCTGCCTGAAAGGACTGCGGGTCGTCATCCTCACCCCACGTCAGAACCTTGTGCGCCAGTTGGCCGACACCATCGGCATCTTCGTGCCCGGCACCGGCCAATGGTACGGCGCGCGCAAGAAGATCGGCCGCGCCACGGTCGCCTGCTACGCGAGCCTTGACAGCCTGATCGACGCCTTCACAGAGAAGGGCCTAACCTGCGATCTTCTGCTCGTTGACGAGGCCCACGGCTCCGAAGGCGACGGAGTCAAGGCAGGGATTGAGCGCATCGCCGCCCGGTTCCGGGTCGCAGTCACGGCCACCCCCTACCGCTCCCAGCGCGGGGAAAGTCTGACGTTGTGGGACGAAGTGGTCTATCGGTACGACTGGCGGCGCGGCGTCTCCGAAGGCGTCATCGTCCCGTGGCGCGTCATTGAATGGCCTGACGACGCCCTGCCCGACGTCGATGACGCGCTGATCGCCCTGTTCCGCGCCCACGGCTTGCCGGGCCCGACCCTGACCAACGCCACGTCCATCGAAGATGCCGAAGACTTCGCCCGGCGCTTGACCGCCGAGGGCTGGCCCGCCGCGTCGATCCACAGCCGAATCAGCGCGACCGAGCAGGCTCAGCGGATCGACGACCTGCGCGCGGGCCGTCTGTCAGTCTTGGTCCACGTCTCCATGCTGTCAGAAGGTGCCGACTTTCCTTGGCTGCGCGGACTCGCCCTGCGCCGGAACGTCGGAGCCAAGGTCCGATTCGTGCAAGAGGTCGGCCGCGTTCTGCGCTCCGAGCCCTCGACCGGCAAGCGCGAGGGTGTCATCTTCGACCCGCTGGCCCTGATGAGCAAGTGGGGCCTTGATCACGCCGACGCCCTCGGCGACGTCGTCGAAGCCCTCACCGCGACCGAGGCCACCGAGCGCAGTGCAGCGACCGGGCGGGGAGAGAAGGTCGGCAAGTCTGCGGTCAAGACCATGCCCGTCGATGACTGGCTGCGCGAGGCCATCGACCCGGCGACGCCCGCCCTCAACAACGACGCCACCCGACGCCCCTACCTCACGGCCGCCCTTGCGGGCCTGGGCACCGCCGGAGCGCCGACTGCTACCAGCGCCCAATGGGGCCGACTGGAACGACTGGCAGGCGGTCAAGGCCCCCTGCGCGGCTACCCCTGCAAGGAGACCCGCGACCGGGTGCGCGCTGCCGTCGCCCGCCGCGCCCTGTCCCGCCACCAAGCGACCCTGCTGATCGACCTGCTGATCTGGGCGCAGGATGAAAGCGCCGAGACCCGCGCCGCTGCCCGCGCGTACTTCCAAGAGCGCGGCACCTGGGCCGGCGCCCCCCGATGGACGTGGCCCGAGCCGCGCCCGGCCTTCCCGCCCGCGATCGACCCCCTCACCGCCGCCGAGCTGCGAGCCCGCAGCCAACAGGAGCCCGCATGACCACCATCGACCCCACCAACCCGACCCAAGCGCCCGAGATCAACGCCGAGTGTGCCGCCTTGATCAGCCTCATGGAGCACCTTGAGGCAGCCTGGAGCGCCTGCGGTCAGTCCCTTGACGACGCGTGCGGCGTGCTCTTGCGCTGGGAGTCCATCGACGGCGCCGTGATGGATGGCGAAGTCGAGGCTGCCCGCCTCATGCGCCGCACCGCCGAGTCGATCTGCCCAGGCCTGCTCGCCGCCGCCGAAGTCTACGGCCGCCACGTCGAAGCCGGCCAGCCCGACTTTGACGATCCGCGCTTCATCCGCCGCCTGTTCACCACCCACATGGGCCGAGACCCCTTCGGCCAGCCGGCCCATCCCGCCTAATCTCGCTCGCTCCTATTGCGCCCCATCCCCGCCCGCGCTACACTCCCCAGGTCAGCAACACCCGGCACCCGGAGCCCCCATGACCACCGAGCCCACCGAGCCCGATCCCGACTACGACACCCTCGACGCCGCCGAAGACGCCCACGTCGAGGCGTGCACCGGAGACCAAGTACGCGCCGCCCTCGCTCCATTCGTCCCCCACCTGCGCGACATCCACCCCGAAGGCGCCCGCGACCTGCTCACCGGCTTCGGCGCGACCGGCCTCGACTGGGTCTCCACCTTCCGCGCACCGACCCGCTTCGGCTGGGCCGGCAAGCGGTACCCCGAGGGTGTTGGTAGGCAGATCGCCGACCTGCTCATCGACCTCATCGACCGCCAGGAAAAGACCGCCGAAGCCTACCGTGCCACCATCAACAACCCCTCGGAGACCCCATGACCGTCAACAAAGTCATCCTCGTCGGCAACCTCGGCAAAGACGCCGAGATCCGCAACGGCGGCGGCACCGTGATCGCCAACCTCCGGCTCGCCACCACCGACCGGCGCAAGGCCCAGGACGGCTCCTGGCAAGACCACACCGAGTGGCACAGCGTCGTCGCCTTCGGCAAGACCGCCGAGGTTATGGAGAAGTGGGGCAAGAAGGGCAAGATGCTCTACATCGAGGGCCGGCTCCAAACCCGCGAGTACAACGACAAAGACGGCAACAAGCGTTGGTCCACCGAAGTCGTCGCCAATGAGATCCGCATGCTGGGCGGCAAGGGCGACGAAGTCCGCGAGGACGGAGGCACCACCGTGAGGACCGACCGCCCGGCGCCCGACCGCAGCCGCGGCACCGGCCGGAGCCAGCCCGAGGCCCCGGCGCAGTCGGACGGCTGGGGCGGAGACGATGATGGATTACCCTTCTGACCATGACCCCCGACGAAGCCACCGCCCACCGCCGCGCCATCATGCTGGCGCTCGCCTTGGTTCGGGCCGCCTATCGGCGCGCCCGCGAGCAGGAGCGGTTGTGCCTGTACGACCCGAGTGCGGCGAGCAGCGCGCTTGACGTGCTGGAGCGCGAGATTGAAGCCCTGCTAACGGAGCCGACGCCATGACCACCCCCATCCCGCTCTTCGTCGAACTCTGCGCCGGAACCGCCGCGCTCAGCCTGCGGCTCCACCGCGCCGGGGCAAAGCCACCCGTTAGCCGGATGGGAAGTAAGTCGGGATATTCCGACTGCCTGCTAAGAATCCTCGGCCTCATCCCCGGCCAGCGCGCCGCCGCCTACCTGTGGTGCGAGCCCGACCCCGGCGTGCGCCTCCTCCTCCACGCCTACCGCGACGCCACCCTGGCCCGCGCCGCCGCCGCCATCATCCGCGGGTGGGCCGCCGAAGACCCGCGCGCGCTGTGGGAGCGCCTGCGCGCCGAGGGGCCGCCGCGGTTGCCGGAGGGGCCGGTGGCCGCAGGGGAGGTGGCGCGGTGGGCCTTTGTTGTCTCGCGGGCGGTGCCCCAAGCGTGGGCGCGCGGCATCACCGATGGCGACTTCATTGGATCGCGCGAGGAGACACCAGACGGATCAGCCGGGCGCGCGATCAGCCGCGAGACGCTCGCCTGCAACGTCGCCAGCACCACAACCCTCCCCGCCACCATCACCCCCGACGCCCGGCACATCGACCCGCGCGAGGTGGCGCGCTGGGCGCAGATCACCGCCTCCAACCGGCTCATCAACACCGCATGGTCGGACGCCGAGGGCCGCTGGATCAACACGGGCGACGGCGGGTGCACCTTCGGCGGCGCGGCGTTCTGCTCGCCCCCGGAGCGCACTGCCGAGGCCTTCGACGCAGCGCCCGGCGACGTGCCCGCCCTCATCCACCCCGATGCCCGCGAGGTGGACCCGCGCGAGGTGGCGAGGTGGGCGACCGTTCAGGCGGGCAGCATCCTCGGGGACTACGGCCACGGCCCGACGTTCTTTGAGCGGTACGGACACAACCCCAAGACCGGCGAGCGGTATCCTGGCAACCCGGCCATTAGCATCACGGCGCCCGCCCTTCACGCGCTCGACACCATCGACGGCGCCCTCATCCACCCCGACGCCCGCGACATCGACCCGCCCGCGCTCCCGCCCGGCACCGTGGCCTACATGGACCCAAGTTACGTCGGGACCACCGGCTATGCGGACAATCTCGGCCGCGCCGAGGTGGTCATTCTCGCCCGCCGCTGGGCCGCCGCTGGGGCGGTGGTCGCGATCAGTGAAGCCGAGCCGATCCCCGAGCTGGTCGCCGAGGGCTGGCACGCCGTTGAGATCACGGGTGAAAGGATCGGACAGGCCCGGACGTTCAGTAAACAAAAGCGGGAGTGGGTCACGTTGAACCGCCCGCCCGCATGGACCCCACCCGTTCAAGGCCGCCTGTTCTAACCCGACCCCCTCGCCGCCCCACCAAGGCCCCGCCGGTTCGCCGCGCGGGGCCTTCGCTTGCCGCCCAAAGCTGAGGCCGCCGGAGCATCCCCCGACGGCCTCGTGACGCCTTCCGCGCGTGGCGGATGCGCTGTCCTCTGCTACCTCGCCGAGTCCCCAAACGCAAAGAGGGCCGCCCAGTTTCCGCTGGACAGCCCTCAGAGCGTCGTCAGGATGCAGATCCTAACACACACACGCACATGTATGGTATCTGCTGACTTGACGGCGCGCAAGCCCAAAGAAGACGGCCGCCCCGAGTCACCGGAGCGGCCGTCGGGCCGGGGCTACTCACCCCGGCGTGGTCGGCTCAGTCTACCGCAGCTCGCACGCCCCGCCACCGCAGGCCAACATCTGAGCGCCCTCCGACACGCCGGTCTCGTACTCCGCGAGCCGCGCCCAATCGACCGCGGGGAGCGCAGCAAGGCGGGCCTCGTACTCCTCAACGCTCAGCGACGTCCGGGGCTGCCCGTAGTAGACCGCGCCCTCGTCCGGGAAGAACGACACCCCGCCAAGCTCGCCCGCGTCGCCCCGCTCCCAGATCCGCTCTTTCACCCCGTCCCACTCATCGGGCCGAACGTTGACCGTGACCGACTGGTTGTGCCCGCGCTCGGCGAGCCACCCCCGATTGACCACGTCGAGCCGATCGAGCAGACTCAAGGCCGTCTCTTGGGTCCGCAAGAGCGCCCCCGGAGCCGCCGCCATCGGGAACTCAAAGAGCCAAGCGTTCGGCTCGACTTCGCCCGGAGTGCCAGGGATGCAAGGCACCCCGGCCTCGCGGAGCACCGCGCAGATCGGCGACTGAGCCGACACCGTGATCCGCTGGAGGTAGTAGCGATCGTGGTGCGCGTGGATGCCCGAAGCGCAGCCCAAGAACGCCGACGAGTTGCCGTCGGGCTTGCCGCACGTCACCCCGGCCGCCTGCGAAATGCCGAGAACCCCGGCCCACCAAGCGTTCGCATCGACGGCGAGCGCATTGAGGTCGGCGAGCTTCGCGATCGACGACGTGACCTGGGGGCAGTCCGCCTGCCCGCTGAGCCCGACCCCGAGCAACGCATCCCGGCGCGTGATGTCAGTCCACCCAGCGCGGAGGCCGTTGAAGCGGGTGCACGAAGCCTGGAGCGTGCCGAGGAACGAAGCCAAAGCGACCTTGGCGCGCGCGCTTTCGAGGTCGTCCCACGGGCGCAGGATGACGTTGGTCAGGTTGCAAAACTGCCCGCCGCCGTCGCCGCCCATCGGGTCGGCCGCATCGCGCCAAGCCAAGCCGATCTCGACGCACGGGTTCGCGCGCAGGTCAACGCCCCGGTACGCCATCCGGGCCGGCGAGAAGATCCCCCGCTCGCCCGCGTTGCTGGTCTGGAGCACCGCCCACTCCTGATCGAAGTCGGCCCGCGTGGTGCCGTCAAGCCACACCCAACTGTTGTTCGCCTGGGTCCGCTCGGCCGGAATGGCGACGCCGAGCCCATAGGCCGCCGGGTAGTGCTTCGCCCAGCGCATCTTGACGTCATCCCGATCGCTGAACGAGATCATCGCCGAGCGCCGCACCCCACCGACCTGCACAGCGCGGGCCGCAAGGCACAGCAAGTCATGCACCTCAACCGTGGTCAACTGCCGCCGCACGGCCCCGGCGCGCTGGATTGCCTCCCGCAACCCCTCCAAGTAGCGCCGCAAGGGCTCCGGGCCGGACGCTTCGCCGCCCTTGGTCTTGAGCTTCGCCCCGGCGGGCCGGATCTGCGAGTAGTCAAACGTGATCCCCTGACCGTCGAACCACGTCAAAACGCCGACCTCTACCGCGTTCCGCCAGCCCTCGGTGGAGTCTTCGATGACGTGAGGCTGGGGCATGGTCCCGCGCGGCACCTCCGGGATCGGCAACCTCGACACGAACTGCTCTTCAACGCTGAACCCAAAGCCGGTCCCGTGCATCAAGATGTACAGGCTTTCCCAGAACACCGCGACGCTGTCAGCCGGGGCAAAAGCGCAGTTGTAGAGCGCGATGTCGTTGGAGTCGAGCACGTCACCGGCCGACCATAAGGCCCTCATGCTGGGCATCACCTCGCGCCGAAACACCGCCCGCACGGCCCGCTCAAGCTCGCTCAGCGCCCCGCTATCGGTGGTCGTGATCCACAGCCGGTGGAGCATGTAGGCACCCCACCGGATCACCGTCTCCCGCCACGTCTCGCGCTCGCCATCGGCCTTGACCTTGGCATAGGTCCGCAAGCGCACCACCTCCGAGGCCAGCCGCACCCCGGCGGGCAGGCCCTTGACCCCGTCGTCATCACTGAGATCGGCCAGCCATTCAGTCACCTCGGCCATGCACCCCGCGCGGTCCTGATCCCACGTCGGCGCCCAGAGCAGCCCCGGCACCCGCTCACCCCGAGGCCCCACCACCCGATCGAGCGCCCCAGCGCCCATCACCACGTCACCCATGCACACCTCCGACGCCCGACGGCGCCACCAAAAACCGCACGAAGACCCCCAGCGTACCACACGCCGGGGGCCGGTCCACCCCTGCGAGCCTGATCAGTCGAGCCGCATCGGCATCACGACGAAGACGGCATCCGCGCGCCCGTCGGCCTTGATGATCACCGGATCAAGCGCGCCCGAACCCATCTCGATCCGCACCTCGGCCGCCCGCGTCGCGCCCAAGATGTCGAGCAGATACCGGGCGTTGAACCCCGTCTCAATCGGCCGACCCTCCAGCACGCACGCGACCTCCTCGACGACGCTCCCGGCCTGCAAGTCCTGCGCCGAGATCGTCAGGACCGACTCACCGAAGGCCAGCCGAACCGACGTGTTCCGGTCGCTCGCCATGAGCGCCGCCCGCTTGAGCGCCGCCGACAGGTCAGGCCCGCCGACCGTCGCCACGCGCTTGGGCCCGCCAGCGGGTAGGACCATCCGGTAGTCCGGGAACTCGCCCTCAACGAGAACGCCGCTCAACTCGACATCGCCGCACCGGGCGCTGATCCACCGCGCCCCGATCGTGATCGTCCACTCCTGATCCGGCCCGCTGATGAGCTTCCCAAGCTCGGCGAGAAACGCGCGGGAAAGCAGCTTCTTGCGCTTGTTGAGCGCGATCGGCTGCGACGCCGACCCCTCCGACCAAGACAGCCGCGACCCGTCGGTGGTCGCAAAGCGCAGCCGCGCCCCGCCATCGGCGCCCGCCTCAACCGACTCGATCAGCAGTCCGTTCAGACCGTAGCGGTTGGCGTCTTCGCAGATCGCGAACGTCGTCTCTGAGATCATCCGGCCCAGGTCGCCGCCCTTGATGACGGTCACGTCGGCCGGGCCCTCGCCCGAGTCGCTGCCGCTGGGCGGATAGTCCGCCGCATCGTCCGCGTTCAGCCGGTAGCGCGAACCGCCGCCCTTGACCTCGACGATACCCTTGCCGGTCTTGCCGGTGAGCGCGAGCGCCACGTCACCACGGGGCAGCCCGCCGACCACGTCCGCGAGCCGCCGGGCATCCACCGCGACCTCGCCAGAGTCCCGCACGGCATCAAGCCCGAGCGACACCCGCTGGATCAGGGTCATCGTGCCGCTGCTCGCTGTCACCGTGAGCACCCCGTCATGCCCCGCCGACAACAGCACGCAGCCCAGGATCGGCCGGTCTGCCTTGGCCGGCGCCACGCCTTGAGCCCGGCGCAGCATAGGGCCAATCACGCCGATCGGCGCGTTGATCGAGAGGGTCATCACTCACCCCCTTCGACGGCCGCGACCGCGCGCGCCTCGCGATCGTGCAGGGTGCCCGCCTCGCGCCGGGCCTTGAGCTTCGCCACGTTGGCCTCGGCGATCTCGGCGATCGTGAACCCGAACGACATCAGCATCCTGCGCGTGCCGCTCTTGGCTTCGGCGTCGATCCGGGGGCTCATAAACACCTGCCGCACGGCGCTCCGCGCGAGGACCGGATCTTCCGACACGTCCATCAAGGGCGAGTCGTTCCAATGGCCAGACTCCCGAGCATCCCAGCCCGCGCGCCAGACCTCATACCAGAGCACGTCACCCAGCTCCGACAAGATGACCTCGCGCGAGGGCAGCCCCTTGCGCTTGATCCGGCGCTCATCAAAGAGCGCGAGCACCTCGCCCACTTCGCTGATCACCCCGCACAGTCCGCTCTCCCTGCGGCTGCTCGGCGCATAGTCGCTCGTCTGTTCCACGAAATCGACGTACTCCACAAACCCGATCGGCATCGTCTGCCCTCCGTCGCCGCCGACCCGGTCCCTCCGAGCCCGCCGCAGCGCCCAGCCATCCTACCCCACCGTCCACCGCAGCGCAATAGCCGCGCGCCACAAACACCAAAGCGCCGACCATCACGGCACCCTCAACAATCTTCACACTTTCTACCGGCCAGCTATTGCGCGCCCAACCGTGCCCCGATAGGCTGAGGGTGTCGGGAGCGGCGGCGATGAAGCCGCCAGCCGACACGAGGACACCGTGGTCTACAGAAACCCTTCGATCTCAATCAAGAGCCTCCTGTCCATCATTAGCACCCGAAGCTGGGAGCCCCTCGACACCGAGGTTGCAGCCAAGGTCACCGGCTACAAGTCACGGGGCTCGACGTCCGCATTTCGCCGCATGATCGGGATCCCCAACCCAAAGCGCGGCGCTGGCTACATGTCTACGATCGGGGAAGTGTTCATCGACAACATCGAGGGTGTTCGAGTGGCCCGGTGCTACGGGATCATGTCTGTCCCCAACCCGATTCAGCGCATCAGTGGTCATCGGGTCTTTTGGCGCGCCTTTGAGTCTGGTGTGACGGATGACCACATCCTGGCGACCGCGAAGGCTGAGGTCTCGGCCGCCGCGTTCCTCAGTGGCCGATCCGGGGTTTGGTCCGGGAACAGTGGCCGCACACTGTGGAGCGAGCGATCCGAAGATGCCGCTGTCCCGTCCGAAGCCGCGCAAGCCGATCCGCCCGGCGTGGTCCCCGACATTGGCGGAATGAGCAACGACGCGCTGATCTCGATGATCAACGCTCACCGGGCTGCTTTGGTTGCGCTGCAAGCCGAGCGCGACTCCCGCATCAAGGCCGCGAACGACCTGATCGCGCTCCTGGCGAAGTAGCCCCCACGGGCCCGGCCGCCGCCCCACCAAGGCGGCCCCCTTCCTCCACGCCGCAGAGTCCCATCGGCGCCGCGCCTCTGCGGTGGTCTGCCGCCGCGCCGACGCTGGCCCTCGCCTGGGCCCCGTGCCGCCCGCCCCACGGTCACTCAGGGCGGGCCTCTCCACCGAACGACCGCACACCCGGCCGCCACAGCGCGAGCCGCCAGGGCGCCCCGTAGCGCCCGCCAGGAGCCACGATGACCGACCGCACCACCGCGCCCCGCGCCCGCAACTTCCGGGTCTACGCCTCGCGCGCCGACTGGCTCGCCGATCGCGCCGCCACCGCGCCCGACGGAGGCCCCTCGATCGGCGCCAGTGACGTCGCCTCGATCTTCGGCTGCGGCTTCCGCAGCCCGGCCGAGACCGCCGCGATCATGCGCGGCATCGCCCCGCGAGAGCCCGAGGACACCTCGCCGAACGGTCTGCGCGCCACCGGGCAGCGGTTCGAGTCGATCGCCCTCGCTGAGTACGAACTGATCCACAACGGCGCCGAAGATGCCCCCTCGACGTGGGCTGACATCACCCGATGGACGCACCCGGATCACCCGTGGCTGTCTGTCTCCCCCGACGCGATCTTGGCATACGTTCCGAGCGAGTGGTGCGCGTACCCGGATGAGCCGTTCGATCAAGCCGTCGGGCTTGCCGAGATCAAAGTCCTTCGGACGCCTTGGGGCCTCGGCGAGTACGCCCCCGACTCGCCCGACGGCTACGGCATCGCCGCCACCCTCGCCGATCCCGATGGTCCGGTCGCGCCCCGAGACTACGTCCTGCAAGTCATCGCCCAGATGGGCGTGATGCGCGCTTGCGGCGCCCCGGTCGGCTACACGGACCTTTTCGCCTGGGCTGGGCCTCACTCGCACCGCCGCGTGCGCCTGCTCTGGGATGACGGCGCAGACGCCGCCTTCGCCGCCCTGATCGCCGCCCTCGCCGAGTGGCGCCGCCGCTTCGTGATCGACGGCGAACCCCACCCGATCACCTGTGCCGACGATGCCGCGATCGCCGTCCGCTATTGGTCCGCCGAGGGCCAGCACGAGGCCCCCGGCCTCGCCGCCACGGCCGCCCGCTACGCCGACCTTGGCGCCGCGATCAAGAGGTTGGAGGCCGAGCAGGCCGCCGCCAAAGCCATCCTGCTCACTGCCGCCCAGCGCGTCGGGGCCGACCGCTTGGTCATCCCGGACCCCAACGCCAACCCGCTGGCCTCCCGCAAGGCCGACCGCGAGGGCAAGCCGGGCAAGATCACGATCTCCCGTGGCCTCCGGGTCACCGCCGGTTGGCTGGCCGATGCCGACCCCTCCACCCTGCCAGACATCCATGACGCCCCGATCGAGCCCATCATCGTCCGGGGCGTCACCGTCGCCGAGCTGCGCGACGACGCCGCAGACGTCGCCAGCGCGCCCGCCGCTGCCCTGCCGGCCGACCTGCTCGCCGCCCTGGCCGCCGACCTCGGCGCCGACTGGTAGCCGCCGCCCAATCCCAACGGAGCCGACCATGACCAAGAAGCCCGACACCATCGCCAGCCTCGCCAAGAACGTCCTGAGAGAGGCCCAGGGCGTCGCCGCCGGCCTCACCGAGGCCAAGAACCGCACACAAGATGCACACACCGAGGCCCAAGGCGCTGCCATTCGCGCCGAGGCCGCTTGGGATGAAGCGTGCCGAGCCTACACCAAGAACGACCGCCGGGAAGACGCAGCCGCGGCCCTCGCCCGACTGGCTGACCAGCCAGAGATCATCGACGCGCTGCTGTCTGGCGGTCCGTCGGCGGACTACCTGCTGAACGCCACGATGGCCCGACGTGGGCTGCTGTCGGTCCACAAGGACGTGATCCGGGGCAAGCGGTACTACATGACCGAGCTTGGCGGCGACGTCGCCAAGCTCGCCCACGAACTACACGACCGTCTGGCCGCCCCCGAGTAGCCGCCTCCATCGCCGGGAACATCGAGCCACGCGCCGCTCCCGACCTTTCTCTAACAATCTCGCGCCTTGCTATTGCAAGGTGTAAGGCGCCTGGATAGACTGCTGGTGTGGGGGGCGCCGAACCAAGCCCCGCCGACCGGAGCAGACCATGAACGCCACCGCCCAGACCGCTGCCAAGATCGAGACCCCCTGCGACAAGTGCGACGGCTCCGGCCGGATCATGGCGTTCTCAAGCATCCACAACGGCCTGTGCTTCCGCTGCGGCGGGACCGGCCTTGCCCCGGTCGGCGCGACGAACCCCTGGGTCAAGGTCGGCCCCAGCGTCCCGGCGCCTGCCTGCCGCGAGGTGGTTCTGGGCGCCCTTGGGCCGGCTTTCATCGAGCGCGACGGTTCCGGTTTCAAGGCTGACATCGGCCGCGCCGCCGCTTGGTTCGCGGTCAAGGGCGGCCGGATCTCCGACCTCGTGGTCAGCGACGGCCTGCGCGGCCAGCGCGCTGCGGTCCAGGCCGCCCTCCAGGCCGCCCTCCGGGTTTGACGAACCGGGGCCCGGCCGCCCTGCGCTTCGGCACCAGGGTGGCCTATTGATCAGCCTTCTCGACTTTCTCTAACTTTCTCGCGCCTTGCTATTGCAAGGCTTAGCCGGCCTGGATAGACTCGTGGTGTCAGAAAGACGGGGCGCACGGAGCGCACCGCAGACCCGGAGCAGACAATGACCACGCACTTCCACATCAAGAGCAACCCCGTCAACCGCTTCGAGTCCGACCTGTTCCACCTGATGAAAGTCGCCAGCCGCGCCGACTGGAGCGTCCCCGGTGTCACGAAGCACGCTCGCCACGAGATGCTGAGCGCGCTCAAGAAGGCTGAGCTGGTCATCGCCACCGGCAAGAACAAGGCCAACGCGGCGGCCGAGCTTGAATGGGTGGCCGACTTCTGCTCGGACGCGCTGCCCCGCTGCGTCAACATGGCGCAGGCCGAGGCGATCGCCGCCCTGGTATCGGGCGCCGAGACGCTGGCCCAGCAAGTCCAGAGCAACCCCGAGATGCTGGCGAGCTTCTTCAACTGAGCCGCCGGGGCCCGGCCGCCGCCCCACCCCCAGGCGGCCCGCCCCTCGCCCTTCCCGACTTTCCGCTATCATTCTGCCGCGCGCCTATTGCAAGCCCGGTGCCGACCCGATAGACCCAGTGTGTCGGGGCGACGCAGCCCCACCTGACCCCCCTGGGCGACCCGGCGCCCTCACCAACACCGCAGCGCCGCCGGGCCCGGCGCTGACCCCAGGAGCCCCCATGAGCACCCTCGCCGCCATCCTCGCCGCCCTCGCCGCCGCCTGCAACGGCGGCTGGATGTAGCCCACCACGGCGCCGAGGACGCCAACCCCTGCGCGCCGCCCGGCTCCGGCGCGCACCCTACCACCGGCATCCTGCGGACCATCGACGAGATGGCCGAGCAGCACGCCAACATCACGCGCCGATAACCCGCGCCCCACCAAACCAAACCACCCCGGATCAATCATGGACATCAAAGAGATCACCAAGACCGCCGGCATCACGGCCCTCTTCGCCTGCGGTCACCAGGGCCCGACCTCGACCGCGCCGCCGGCCGTCGTGGCCTACGCCCGCGCCTTTGCCGCCGCTGTGGCGGGCCTTGCCGGCGCGTCGATCGACGGCAAGGAGGCCGTTCAGTGGCACACCGCCCCCGAGGACCAGATCGGGTCCGCGCTCTACGCCCTGGCCCGCGACGGCCTGATCCCCGGTGGGCAGTCGGACCCCGGCGCGACCGGCTACCTGTTCCGCCAGAAGGGCGGTGGGCCGACCGGGCGCCCCAGTCCCCGCGGCCGGCTGGCGATGGCGCGCGCGGCCGGGGCCAACGTCCGGGCGATCGTGGTTGGGCGGTCGGACAAGCTGGAGCTGACCGAAGACGGCGACGTGGCGCACCTCGACCTCCACCCCGATGACCGCCCCGTGGCATGGGGAGACATCCGTGGCGTGGCTGTGCGGGTCGATGACCTGCGGACGGGCGAGCGGATCACCGCCTGGGTGAGCGCCGCCGAGATCGGCAGTCGCAAAGACAAAGGCTCCGACCGTGGCGGCGGCTGGGCCACCGATGCCGTCGGCATGGCCGCGACCAAGGCGATCTCGATCGCCGTCTCCCGTGGCATCGTGCCTCAGGCCAGCCTCATCCCGAGCATCGTCGGCGCCCACGGACCCGTCGCCCCGCGCGCCCTGACGATCGAGGCTGCCGCCGCCCCGCGCCAACTCGCCGCCGAGCCCACGCCCGCCGCGGCGCCGCCCGCGGAGCCTGAGCCCACCCCGGAGCCCACCGGCGGCCCGTCCGGACTGACGATCTACACGGCGCTCGCCGATGTGAGGGGCTGGCTGGGCGCCCAGGCCCCCGACGGCGAGATCGTGGAGCGGGCGCTGTCGAAGCAGTTTGCCTTGCTCCAGATCGCCAGCCGAACCACCGGAGAGACCGTCGATCGCGACAACCTCACCCATGACCAGCATCGCAAGATGGTCGCCGGGGCGCTGGCCGACATCCAGGCCCGCCCCCAGCCCGAAGCGCCCGCCGAGCCCGAGCAGCCCGAGCAGCCCGCGCCACGCCCGATCGGCGTCGCTGACATCCGCGACCGGATCGAGGCTGCCGTTGGTGGGCAACAGTCGAAGTTCAGTTGGGACGACGTCGGTGAGGCGATGGCCTCCACCCTGCGCCGCGCTGCCGCTGGGACTGTCAAAAAGGGCGGCACTTGGAACGACGACGACATCTCGCCCGCCGCCGCTGAATGGGTGGTCACCGAGGCCGTGAAGACGCTCCGCAGCATGTAGCGCCCTGCTATTGCGCGCCCTCACCCGCTGGGCTACCCTGCCACGAAAGGAGCCCCCATGCCGCGCACCCGCCCGGCGCCCGCGCCAGACAGGCCGCGGCGCCAGTACCCCGCCAAAGATGACCCGGCCCGCCTTGCCTTGGCTGGCCGGATTCCCGATGCCGCCCTCGGCGCGCTGATCGGCTGCACCCGCACGGCCGTTTCAGCGTGGCGCCGGACGCGCACCCCGCCGATCGCGCCCTTCCGCGGGCTTGACGTGCCGGACGCGCTGTGGCCCGACGTGGCGACCCTCGCCGCTGCAACGGGCGCAGACCTAACCCCGTGGGCGCCCGCCGACGTGGTGCGCCCCAAGGCCCCTGCGCCGCCCCTTGAGTGGCAGGCCCCGCCGACGTGGGCCCCGGCCGCCGACGGAGACACCCCATGATCGACGACCTCGCCCCCGACGACGTGCCGACCGTCCGCCGGTTGACCCGCGACGCCGCCGGGATCAACATCGGCGCCGCCCGCGTGGGCTACCTGCGCTCCATCGGCCACGCCACCCCGGCCGCAGCCCTCGCCGCGATCTGGCCCTGCGCTCCCGGCACGTCAACCCCTGCGCGCCTGCCCGGCGTGCCGCCCGAAGCGCCGACCCCGTGCCCCCCTCCTGCCGCCGATGCTGCCCACGGCGCGCAACTGTGGCTGAGCGCGGCGACCCTTCCGCCAGGGATGCTGCCGCTTCTGCGCGAGTGGGGCGCGATCGACCCGCACGGGATCGCCGGCATCGTGCGGGCGGTCGTTGATGCCCATGCGGCGCGAGGTGACCGATGAGCGCCAGATCAACCAAGGAAACGCAGGCGCTTATCAAGCGAAACGTCCTGGTGAGTCGATCCACCGGATGCTGGCTTTGGACCGGGAACAAGGACGGAGGCGGATACGGCGTGCTTTACTGGGGACCGAATGGCCGGAAGTACAAGGGCGCGCACCGTGTTTCCTATGCAGCCTTCGTGGCTGATCCTGGACCGCTTCATGTCTGCCACGGCTGCGACAATCCATGCTGCGTCAATCCGAAGCACTTGTGGCTCGGAACGCCAGCGCAGAACCACCGCGACAAGGTAGCAAAGGGCCGCGCCAATACCCCAAGAGGTGAGAGGTCTGGAACTCGCAAACTATGCGAGGATGACGTGCGATCTATCCGGCAACGGCTGGCGGCCGGGGATCTTCAACGGGTGATCGCGGATGATTTTGGGGTGACGCCTCCGGTGATCAGCTACATCAACACCGGAAAAGCATGGGGGCACGTCCGATGACCCGCCGCCTCATCATGCGCCGCACGCGCACCACCTCCGAGCGCCGCGCCGCCTGCGCCGCCGCAGCCGACCGCGACGAAGGCGCCCCCGGCCTGCGCCGCCGCGAGCGCCCGACGGCCTGGGATGACCGGCTGATCTCGGCGCTGAGTGACCGATCCCGTGACGTGCCGCCGCACCTTCGGCAGTCACGATGACCCGCCGCCGCTCAGCCGACCTTCCCGACGCCGCCCTGCCACGCCGCGCCCCTGCCCGCCGGCGTGCCCCCAAGGCCACGCCCGCCGACGTAGCCCCGGCCGACGCCGCACCCCCGAAGCCGGCCCGCCAGAAGCGCGCCAAGGCCCCCAAGGTGCAGGCCGAGCCGCAGGCCCCGTTGCCGCTGAGCTTCGGCGCCACCCCCCGGATCGTCGTCGGGATCGACCCCGGCGCGACCGGGGCGGCCGTGATCCTGCGCTGCGGCGCGTCAGGCCCGCCAGCCTTGGTGGCTGCGGTGTTCTGGACTGAGCGCCAGCGCAAGTTGGGCACGGTCTATGAGCCGACGTGGTGGCCCGCGGCCAGCGCGATGCCCTTGAGTCTACACATGATCGGGGATGCGCTCGCGGTTGAGGCCTCCAAGGCCGCCAGTGCCGACCTCCCGATCTATGGCGCCTGCGAGCGCCAGTACAGCGGACGCTTCGCCGCCGCCGGCCTCGGGGTGGCGTGGCTCGCCGGGCTGGTGTCCGGGCCCCTGATCGACGTCGTGAGCAAGCCCCTCGGTCGCCCCGCCCCGTCGGAATGGCGCGCCACGGCGGCACCCCACGCGAGCCAGCGCAGGAAGCGGTCGGTCTGCCGCGACGTCAAGCCGTGCCCTGCCGCGATGGGCGCCCAGCTCGCCGGAGGCTGGCCGCTCGACCTGCTCGCGCGCTTCGGGCTGCCGATCGGCTCAAGCGGCGCAGACCTCCCCGTCGATCTCGGCGAGGCCCTGGGTGTGGCGCTGTGGGCAGCGGCGAAGACGGCGTAACCGTGCGGCTTCCCGGCTTTGTGTGATTATTCTACCGCAAAGCTATTGCATGGTTGAGCGCGAGCCGATAGAGTCTGTGTGTCGCCGGGGGGCAACGAAGCCGACCCCGCGCAGACCGGAGCAGCGGCCCCATGACCAGCCACGATCGCCTCTTCGCCGACATGATGACCAGCATGAGCACCAAGGTTGACGGCTGGATCGCTTGTGGCCTGACCCCTGCCGACGCCCTGGCCCGCGTGCTTGCCGCAAGCTGCACCGGCCCCAAGGTGATCGCCGCCTTGGCCGCCAAGTACGCAGCCTGAACCCCACGGGCCACCGGCCGCCCGGCCCGAAGGGGCGGCCCGCTTGCGCCACCAACACCAACGGAGCCCGACCATGACCCCCGACCCCCTGAGCCTCGACCGCTTCACCGTCCGCCTCGACAACGCCCTCGACAACACCATCATCGCCGACCGCGACCTGACCCCGCTGACCGGCGAGGTCGCCGATCGCATCCTCGGCGACCGTGAGGCCGCCGTGATCTGGAACACCTCGGATCGCCTGGGCTACATCGTTTTCCCCGTGACCGACGCCGGTTGGTCGAAGGCGCAGACCCTCGCCGATCAACTCAACGACCTCGACGCCGCCGCCTACCTGCGCGCCACCGACGCCCTCATCGACAGCGCCGCACCCCTCGCCGAGCAGATCGAAGCCGCCGACGGCCTCACCGCCGCCCAGCGCCGAGGCATCGCTGCCTACCAGCGCGCGGCGGTCCTGCCGCCCTACCCCTACGGCGTGGGCTGCGGCGAGCAGTTCCAAGTCGGCGACCGGGTGCGGATCGGCGACGAAGACAGCCCGTATGACCTCGGCGTGATCAGCGGGCTGCGGCTCTACGGCACCGTGCTCGGCAAGACCGGCACCGTGATCATCCCGCAGTCGCCCACCTGCCCACTGATCGTCCTGCTCGACGACGACGAACCGATCGCCCTGCCGCACCCGTCGCTCTACGTCCGGCGTGCCGGGGGTGAGGGGTGAGCGCCGAGGTGGAGGAGCTGCGGGCGGCGCTGGCCAAGTCCCAGGAGCGGGAGGCCCATTGGCGCAAGGTGTACGACGACAACAAGGAGCTGAACGAGCTTGTCTACGCGAGGCTCCTGGAGTGTCGCCACAAGGCGCAGGGGCTGGCCTATCAGCTCCTCGACGCGCGCCAGGAGGGGCGAGCAGACGGCAAGGCGGCGGCGCTGCAGTGGGTCGCCTTTGAGTTGGAGGAGATGTGGGCGGCGTGCGATAGCAGCGGCGCCATGCGGGTCATCGAGGCGCTGCAAAGCCGCCTGCTGGCGGGCTACCCGGAGCTTGAGCACCACGCCCAGCTCGGCGCCATGCTCACCCGCATAGGTCGGCCCGAGGCGCTGCCGGTGACGTGGGTGGCGGAGTGGCGCGAGACCGGCGACCTTGCCCGCGCCCTCCGCGGCGCCCTGGCGCGCAAGGAAGCGGCCGAGCGGGGTGCGGCATGACCACCCACCCCGACTGGGTCCATGCCCCCGGCATCCGCGCCGACCGCCTGATCCGCACCTGCGCCGACGGCTGGCACCTCGTGGTGGAACGCCTGCCCTCCGGCGACTGGATCGCCGCCACACACCGGGGCAACCCGGACGATTGGGCCAGCCTCGGCCGCCACCCCACCGAAGCCGCAGCCATCGCCGCCGCCGACGGGTGGGAGCCGACTGCCCCACGCCCGCCGCTGCGCTTGATCGCCTCGGCACCGGCCGCCGAACCGGAGCCGGAGCCAGAGCCCGACGACGAAGCGCCCGAACCGACCGCCGCCCCTACCCCTGACCCCCGCCAACTCAGCCTTTGGAGCCGACCATGACCCGCCCCCGTTCCTCCGCGATCTCACCCCTGATCGGCGTCCCCCTCGACGTTCTCGACAACGGAACCGGGTTCATCCGGGTCGTTGACTACATGGGCAACGACGCCTCGGTCGCCCGCGCCGCCCGTGTCAGCTACGCCCGCCAGGACGCCGAGCGCGCGCCCGAGGCCGACGCCAAGTTGATCCGGTACTTGATGCGCCACCGGCACACGTCGCCCTTTGAGATGGCGCGCCTTGTCCTCCACGTCCGGCTGCCGATCTTCGTCGCCCGCCAGTGGATGCGCCATCGGGCCGGTAGCTACAACGAAGCCTCGGCGCGCTACACCACCCTCCCGGATGACGTCTATGTGCCTGATCTTGGCGACATGGCCGGGCCCCCGACCGACAACAAACAGGGCCGGGGCAAGCCGCTGCCGACCGGCGAGGCCCAGGAGGCATGGGGCGAGATGGTCAGCGCTGCCGATGGTGCCGTCCGCGCCGTGAAGGCGCTCACCACCGGAGTTCCGGCCGATCCGATCCACGGTCCCGGCGCCTTCAACTTGCCCGCCGTCGCCCCGGAGATCGCCCGCATGGTGGGGCCGGTGTGTCAATACACCGAGATGACCGTGTCGATGGACCTTCACAACCTGCTGCACTTCTTGGCGCTGCGCCTTGACGGCCACGCGCAGTTGGAGATCAGGCGCTACGCCGAGGCCATCGCCCGGATCGTCGAGCAGTGGGTGCCCGAGACGTGGGCCGCCTTCTGTGACTACCGGCGCGACGGCTACAGCATGAGCCGCATGGAGGTCGAGGCGATCCGCCGGATGATGCGCGGCCAGCCGACCACCGCCGAAGACGTGGGCATGAGCGCGCGGGAGTGGCGCGACTTCCGGGCGATGTTTGGGGCCGACCGATGACCGCGCCGCAGACCGACCCGCGCAGGGGCCAGCATCGGGGCCCGTGGACGATCGACGATGACGCGCTGCTGCTCGACTTCGTGCGCCAATGCGGGCGCTTGGTGCCGGTCGCTGGCAGGGCAGCGCCTGCTGCGGTGGCCCTCGCCGCTGAGCTGATCGTGTCGCTGGGGCGGACGGCTTCGGCGATCGACACCCGGATCCGTGGCCTGCGGGACCGGAGCAAGATCGGCACCCAGGGCGCCTATCGGTCTGCCTCGGCGCTCCGTGGGGCGACTCAAGCGGCCAACGCCGACGCCCCACCGCCCGAGCCGAAGCCGCGGCCCGTGGCGCAGACCCCGAGGCCGCCCCCGGTGCCGCTGCCGACATCGACGCGGAGGGGCCGAGACTACGGCCCGCGCCCTGCCTGCGCGCCGCGCCCGGAGTTGTGGATCGACGGCACCGGCGGGAGCACGGATGGCATCGACCCGTGGCGCGTCGCCCGTCACTTGCGATCGGTGGCGACGTCGGCCGAGGTGATCGCCGTGCAGCTCGGCAACCTCTGCGATCCGCGCTGCGCCCCGAACCGCGAGATGGTCTCGGGCAGGCTCAAGGGCCGGTGGACCGCCGCCGACGTGCGGGCGCTGCTCGGAGAGTGACCGGAAGGCCGAGGGGCTGCGGCTTCTCGGTCTTTCTGTTTTATTCTGTCGGCTTGCTATTGCGCGCTGTGAGGGGGCTGGATAGAGTGGTGGTGTCGGAAGCGCGGGGCGCTCAAGCCCCCACCGACCACGGAGCCGACCATGACCGCCGTTCTCATCAGCACCCCGCACGCCCTCTCCAACCGCGACGGGTCCGCCCACAAGGCCAAGCTCGCCCGCCTGGAGCGCGCCTTGCAGGCCGAGTACCCGCGCGCCAGCATTGGCCTCATCGACCGGGTCAACGTGATCGAGGTGCAGGCCAGCGAGCGGGTGTTCTACGGCAACGGCGCCGACAACGCCCTGGCCGGCGCCTTCCACGAAGTCGCCGCCGCCTGCGGCTACTGACCCCACGGGCCACCGGCCGCCCGGCCCTGAGGGGCGGCCAACATCGGCGCCGCGAGCGCCACGGCCCGACCGGGGCCACGGAGACGACATGACCGACCGCATCGTGATGTCCGGCATCATCGCCAGCATGGCCGCCCTTATCGGCACCGACGGCCCGCCGTGGCCGCTCAACCGGGGGCCATCGAGGGGCGGCCGCACGGGCTGGGGCTCCAAGGCAATGCGGGCCGCCGACGCAGACGAGCGCCGCCGGAAGCGGCAACGGGCGCAGAAGGCGGCGCGCAAGGCGCAGCGGGGGCAGCGATGAGCCGCGTGTTCAGCGCCGAGGGGTACGACGGCCCCGACCCCGCTTGGGAGGCCCGCCAGAGCAGGGCCGCGGCCCGGCGTCCGCTGTGCGATGAGTACGGCACGCCGCTCGATGAGGACGACGACTGCGCCGACGACGGCGAAGGGGGTGAGGAATGACCCCCGACGTGGACTGGCGCGCCCTCTACCTGCGCGAGCACGACGCCCGCCTCGACGCCGAGGCCCGGCTGTCGGGGATGCGGTGGGCGGTGGTCGCGGTGGTAGTGGCGGTGGTCGCCCTGTCAGCGTTGATGGGGTGCCTGAGTGCGACGACGCAAGCGAGCCGCGCGGTGGCGCGGTGGGAGGTGAGCGATGGGGGGTGAGTTCCGGCTGCATCACGGCAGCGCGACGATAGAGAAGGCCGCAGCGGCCGCAGGGCGCGTCGAGGCGATCGTGGGCGACGTCGTCAACGGAAACCGCAGGGCATGGGGCCGGATCGACGTGGAGGACATCGCCCTGTTGGTTCAGCACGCGCGGGATGCGGCCGCTTCGCCGGATTGGCTGAGCAAGATGGCGATCGACGCGCTGGTGACCCGCTGGGAGACGGCCAAGGCCGAGCGCGACGCGGCCATCGCCCGCGCCGAGGCCGCCGAGCAGCGAGCCGCAGCGGCTGAGGCTGAGGTGGTGCGGCTGCGGGCCGACCGGGCGGTAGTGACGACGCTGGCGATCATGGCGCTGGGGCCGGAGACGCATGATGTGTTGCTGTGTAGCCCCGTGCCGTTGCTGGGGGCGCTGCGGCCTGAGTGTCTGGCAGCGCTGCCGGACGGGGCGCAGTCGGAGGATGTGGCAGCCTATGTCCGGGAGATGTGCGGACGGATGCTGGCCGAGGCCCAGCCCGCGGAGGTGACCGATGGCTGACCCGACCGATGGCGCCGAGCGCAACCGGCTGCTCGCCCGAGTTCGCGAGGTCTACGCCGACCCCGAACTGCACACCGACCACGTCGGCCTGCAGCGTGCGCCGGGGCTGGACCGATGGCGCGTGGTGTCGGGCCGGCGGGGCGTGGTCGGTGTGGCGCCGACGGAGATCGAGGCGCTTCGTGACGCGCTCGAGAACTGGCGAGGTAGGGGGCCGGAGGCTGCTCGGCAAGCATGGGCAGAGGCCATCGCCGAGGCGCGCGCCTGCCCGGTGAAGCCGACCGGGCTGATGGCTGATGTGTGGGCCGACTTCGACGCGGCGATGGACCAGATCGACCCCGTCACCCCCTGAAACCCGCTCCGTACCTCTCCGGGGTAGACTGCCCCCACAGGCTCCGCGCATCCGGGCTCACCCCGAGCCGCGCGCCGCCGTGGGGGCCGGATGCCCGAGACCGAAGTCGAGCGGCTGCACACCATCCTCGGACTCGACGTGCGGGCGAGCATCGACAAGGCGGCGGCGGCCGAGCGCACCGAAGACGCAGACGGGTGGCGGGTTCACGCGGCGGTGTCGGCCCTACTGCTCGCCATGCTGGTCACCGGGCGCGGTGTCATGGGCGCGGCGGTGTGGCTCGCGTGGCGCAGCGGAGTCGCGTGGGGGCGGCTAAGCCGCTGATCACCAGTCGAGGGGCTTCCCGTTCCACCTCTTCGCGCGCGCCCACATGAGCGCGACAAGGTCATCGACCGCGGGCTGGCCCCCGTGGGCGTGGGCTTTGGCCTCGGCGCGGGCCCAGGCGGGCGCGGCGGCGCTGGCGTTGAGGGCCCCGAGCATCGCGGCCGACGACGTGAGCGCGGCCCCGGTGATGCTGGCCCACTCGCCCGAGGTGACCTGCTCGCCCGTGCCGGTGGACTCGCCCCAGCCAACGGGGTTGCCGGGGATGGAGCGGCTCCACACGAGGTCGAAGCGGCGGGCAGCCGGAAGGGCGAGCGGGTTGACGCAGACGGGCGGGCTCCAGCAGGAGTCGGGACGGCACATGGTCAGGCCTCGGGGCGCGGCCGGAGGGGCGGCGCGGGTGCGGGTGGGTCTCCGTCAACTGCCGGCGGGAGGGCCGCCAGCGCGAGGCCCAGCAGGGCTACCAGAACGGCGCGCCGGGCGTCGCCGAGGTGCCACGGCTGCGGCACCGAGCGCAGGTGCGGGCCGGTGGGCTCGGCCGGGTCAGTGGCGGTGGAGAGGGCCAGGGACGGGCTCATGCGGCTACCTCTGCGGCGGTCGGAGCCCAGCCGCGGGCGATGGCGAGGGGGAGGACGTGTGGCGGCACCCATCGGGTTTTCGGTGCGGCGATGGCGTCGGGACGGATGGCGCGGACCCGGCTGGGCACGCTCCACTGCCCGCCGCGCGTAGTGCCGACGGCGATCCATCCGGCGGCCCGGAGCGACGTGCCGCCCTCGTGCGCCAGGGTGTACGTCACGATGGGGTTTCCGCTCGCTCGCGACCATCGGGCCGCGGCGCCGAGCAGGGCCGAAGCGCAGCCCGGCGGGGCACCCTCGGGGCAGATCGAGCGGGTCAGTTCGCACCAGCCGTCCTGGTCGAGCACGCGAGCGACGGCGCGCCCGACGATGGCCCAGGCGCAGGGCTCGCCAATGCGCGGGGCGTAGAGCGACCCCTGCGGATGGTCGCGATCAAGGCGTAGCACCTCGAACGCGCACAGCCCGCCGAGGACGCGGGGCAGGTGCCGGTGATGCTCGCGGCATCGGCGCATGGCCACGGACAGGTCGGCGGGGATGACCTTTAGCCGGACGGCGCCGGGCGGCTTGTAGCGGCTCATCGGCTGTGCTCCACGGTCGACTTGATGGCGGTCAACAACTCGCGCAAGTGCCTGTCCCGCTCCGCAGCCACGCGCGCGTCGCCCCGCAGGTCGGCGAGAGCGGCCTCCAGCGCGACGATGCGGACGTCTTGCGCGTCGAGCCGCTTGAGCACGGCGCCCGCGGCCCAGCGGAGCAGGCCGGCGACCATGCCGCTGATTCCGAGCGCGCCGACTGCGCCGCCCCCGAGGGCCTCGGGGCTGACGCTGGCGAGGGCCTCGGGGCTGACGCTGGCGAGGGTGTCGGCGGCGGGGACGAGCTGGGCGAGGATGGGGAGGGCGACGGGCATCATGGGGTCAGCCTAACCCGTTCAGTTGCCAGTGCGCGCCGTCGGGCTTGCGCCAGTCGCCGCCCCACTCCAGAGTGACACCGTCGGGGATCAAGCCCTCGGCCTGCATGTCGGCCCACTCGGCCTTGATGCTCGGGGCGATCGCGTGGTAGTCCGGCCACTGATACGACACCTTGCCGCCGAAAAGCGGCACCACGTCGATGGCTTGACTCGGCGTGGTGTTGTGTCGCGAACTGCCGGGCTTGGCGTTGGTGACGATGGGGCCGGGGGTGGTGCGGCCCTTGGCGTAGAGCACGGCCTGCTCGGCGTCGCTGCGATGGCCGTAGACCACGGTGAGGTCGCGCTTGAGGTCGGGCCGCCTGATCGCCCGCCGGAACAGCGCCACGAGCAGAGGATGGCAGGTCAGGAGGCGGGCGGTGGACGTGCCGCTCCAGGCATAGCCGCTCATCGGGGGCTCCGATCGAGGACGGCGCCCGACTGGATCGCCTGTCGGGTCGCGCGGTTGCACAGGGAGACGATGGCGGCGAGGTCTTCGGCTGGGCAGTCGGGATCGGCGACGGCGTAGGCGACGGCGTCGCAAAGCTCTTGGACGCGCTCGACCGCCGCCGGTCGCCAGCCCACACGGAGGGGCGCGCCATAGGTCTGCTCGCCGTGCTCGAGGCGGGTCAGGATCAGCCCGCGGGCCTCGGGGCTGAGCGTCGGCGGGAGGTGGTCGCGGACGTGGGCGCCCGTGCCGGAGCAGGGGCCGCAGTCGGCGAGGGCGAGGGCGGTGGTCACGGGAGCACCAGGGAGCCGTCGTCGACCGCAGCCCGGAGCGCCAGCCCGATGGGTCGGGCGATGGCGCGGGCGTCGGCGGCCAGGGGGGTGCTCGCGCTGTCGGTGGTCGCGGCGATGAGGGCGGCGGCCTCGTCATGGGTCAGGCGCACCTGAACGCAGACGACGCCGGCCGGCGGCGGGTACTGCTCTTCGTAGATGACGCGCATCAGAGGCTCCCGTTCGGCAGTCGGAGGTGGCGGCACCGCGTGACCAGCACGCCGGAGTCGGTCAGCGTGGCGCTGCCGCCGTCGTGGTACAGGATGACCGCGGGGGTGCCGGAGTCGGTGCCCGAGAACCAGGTGGTCGCGGTGGGCCAGTCGCCCAGCGTCAGGGCACGGGCTGCCCCCTGAATCGAGACGCGCTGCCCGGTCATCGGGTCGGCCCAGGCCGTCGGATTGAAAGTGACGTAGGCCCGATGGCCGCTGCCGCCGTCCAAGATCATCAGTTGGAAGTCCACCACCCAACGCCGATCGGCGCCGGTCGGGATGGTCCGCAGCACGACGTCATCGGTGAGGTAGTAGCTGTAGAAGTTGATCCGAAGATCGGACCCAGTGTTGACCACTCGGACGCCCATCATGGGGCTCGTGATGGTCGAGGTTGTGGAGATGCCGGCGATATGAACGAAGTTGCTGGTGCCGGCGACTTCATAGCCGGAGACCTGCATCTGGAGGATGTGGGCGTCCCGTCGCGACGCGGCGATGATGCCTGCCCACCCGCCGGGCACGACACCAACCGAGGGTTGGACAGCGGTCGATCCGTTCCGCAGCGTCACGCCGTCGCCGTCGAGGATCAGCGTTCGGGCCGCCGTGTTGGTGTTCCGGGTGAACGCCCGCTGAGTCGTGCCGTCCGCCGCATAGAGCAGGTGCTGCGGCGTGGCGGCGGTCGCGGAGGTGCTGGTGAGCGCGGTCCAGTCACCATCCGTGAAGTCGGTTTCACCCACGACTTCCCACGATCCAACCGAAGCGGCGGCGGCAACGCTGATCGTTACGACGCTGTAGCCCTTGGCGCTCGCGCTGTCGGTGATGGTCAGCAGGAAGGCGTAGGTGACGCCATCCGTGAGACCCGCCACAGTCCACGGGCCGAGGCCCGACCCGCTGATCGTGGTCGCGCCGGTGGGGTCCGTGACTGCGTAGGTATAGGGTCCGGTGCCGCCGCTCGGGGCGCCCCAGGTGCCGATCGTGGCCGAGGTGGTGCCCGCCGCCAGCGACTGCCCCGCGGGTGCGGTGCCGGCGGTGACTCCCGCGGCGGTGGCGGCCACGGTGACGGCGGCCTGGATCGTGACCTGCGCGCCGTCGGCGTCGGTCGCGGTGCGCTGAATGACGACCGTCTGCCCGTTCACGAGGCCCGAGACGGTGGTGGCGCCGGGCGCGGTGCCAGCGGTGGCCACAGTGGCGGTGGTCGAGGCCCCGGCCGAGTCGCTGACGATGCCGGCGGCGCCGTAGGTGTAGCCGGGCGTGCCGCCCGTGGGGGTGGCCCACGTCACGACGCCGGAGGTGGTGCCGGCGGTCACGAGGGCCGCGGCGGGCGCGGCCCAGGCGAGCGGGTCAGCGGGCTGTACCATCACGAGCGCGACGCCGTCGGCGACCTGTCCATCGGTGCCGGTGGCGCGCAGGCGGGCCTTGTATGCCTTGTCTGACGCCACCGGGAAGACCCAAGGGCCGAGGCCGCTGCCCGACGAGGGGGTGACGCTGGCGTCGGCTTCATCGGTGACGGTGAGGGCGTAGGTGGTGCCGCCGGGTGCGCCGGGATGGGTGTAGGTGACCGATGCCGTGGTCGCCGATCCGGCCAGCGACTGCGCGGCGGGCGGGGTTGGGGCGGTGAGGTCAGCGCCGCCCGTGACGATGCGTTGCACCACAATGCGGGTGCGCGACCTCACGACGTCACGCGGACATGGGCGACGGCGTTGATCACGTCACCGGAAACGTAGATGACGACGGCGCTTTCGGACGGAGCAAAGCCAAAGAACTTGCGCTCGGCGCTGTCGATGCGGATCGCTGCGGCGTCCGGGTTGGCGCCGTCTGTGCCGCTTGACGAGAACGTGCCGGCGGTGGCGGTCGTGTTGTCGGATGCGTAGACCGACACCTCAACCTCGCGCGCCCAACGTGGGAGCGTGATCGCCTCGACCTTGGCCGCGGTGGCGCCGAGGTCTACCCGTACCGTCTTGAATGGGCCGCTGCCCGTGATGGTCGTTGCCATGAGCACCTCACGCCGGGATCATAGCACGGTGGCGCAGGGATGGGCAACCTACGCCCAGGCGGGGCGGTCGATGGTCCACAGCGTGAAGAGCCACCGGCCCGCGTCCCAGCGGCGGGACTTGACCCAACACACCCGGTCGGCCCAGCCGCGGGTTGGGTCGGTCACCGCGACGGCGTCGCCGGGGGCAAGGTGCGCCCAGACGGGCGGGGCTGAGTACTCGGCCGTCGATGACGGCGACGCGCGGAAGCTCATCCACATGAGGCCGATCGCGTACAGGCTGCGTTGATCGTCGCACCAGGGCAGATAGATCTTCTGGCGGATCGGCTCGATGACGTTGAGGCGGTTCAATCCGGCGGCGACCCGTGCGCCGATGTTGATCGGGACGCGCGTATCCGTGGCGCCCGCGACGGCCAGCGGATCGAAGAGGGCGATCGACGACGCAAGCCCGGACACGGCGTTCACGCCGCCCGTGATGGACAGAGACAGCGGCGGGCGGGCTTCGTCTTGGGTGATCGCAGAGAGACGGGCCCAACCTTCGGCGGCAACGTCGATGCGGGCGACGCAACCGGCGGGGCCCACGTCGTGATCGAGGTATCCGAAGATGAGCCCGTCTTGACCCTGGCGAACGGTGAGCGGTAGGTAGGGCAGGACTTGGGTGCTGACGTACTCCCAAGCGGAGACGTCCGGGTCGTTGAGGTAGCCGTTGAATGAGATCGCGCGCAGGCGCTCCAGGGCTGGGGCGCTTGCGACGACGTCCACAGCCATCCCCGCGCGGGCCAAGAGGTAGACCAGGGCCTCGCCTGCGCCGGCCCGCGTGCGGCTCCGGGTCACCGCAGCGACGCCGGACGCCTCGCCCCAGTAGACCGAGTACCGTGCGTCGATGCGGTCGATGGGATCGGTGAGATCGACGCCGAGGTCAACGTAGAAGTAGAACAGGCCCGACGTGGTGATGCCCTGATCGACGTTGTAGACGAAGGCTCCCGCGGTTCCGTCGTGGATCTCCACTGTGCGCGCGGAGCCGGTCGAGGTCTGGATGCGGGCGTCGTATCCGGCGATCAGAAGCTTCGTGGCGAAGGCGCCGAACTGATCGATCACATAGGCCGGCGTTGCGTAGGTTGCCGTGGTGCCGGTCGCGCCGGGTTGGCCGATGACGAGCGGCATCACGACGTTGATGGCGTCTTCGTGCGCGTCGGGAAAGTCGGTCTTGGTGATGATCGCGCGGCTGTCGAGCAACTTGGCGCCGCTGCCCCAGGGCACCGCCTCAAAGGACGCGGCGAACCAACCCGACGGGCGTTCGGGGTCGTCGGTCACGGGCTGCGCGAGAACGCCGGCCGCGACGACTTGCACGTCGGCGGTGGTCAGGGTGTGCTGTGCGCCGCTCGGTAGGTAGGGGGCGATGACGTAGCCCAACGTGGCACGGGCTTCGCGCAGATCGTAGCCGCGGGCGCGGAGGGTGGCGGTCGGGATGTCGAGGTAGCCCTCGACTGCGACCTGCTGAGACGCCGGCTCGGCGCGCAGAATGTCGATCTCTTCGGCGTAATCGACGGCGGACAGGCCGCCATCGTAGGGGACCGGCGCGGCGGTGGTGGCGTCGTAGATGGTGATGGGCTGGGTGGACAGACGGAAGGTAAGCCCGGTCAACTCAACGGTGAGGAGCCAGATGATGTCGGCGTCGGCGCGCTGGGGACCGGGCATCAGACCTCCTCGGTGATCACAAGGTTGCCGGAGCGCACCACCTCGTCGTTGAGCTCTTCGCCCTGGATCGTGTCGATCTGGTCTTCTGCCGATGCGGTCCCGACGATGAGCCCGGCCTTGCGGTAGATCGTGCGGGTCGTGGTCAGGGGCAGGTCAAGGCGTGGGATGAGGGCGACCATCCGGCCGTCGGCTTCGTTCAGCAAGCCGGACAGGCTCTGGAGGGTGGCTGCGTCGGCGTTGGTGGCGTCGCCGCTGTCGAAGTCGGGGTAGTCCGGGGATGGGCTGGCGGCCCACATCTGCGTTTCGTCCACACCGTCGGCCCAAGTCATCTGGATCACGCGGCGCGCGGGGGCGGGGCGGGCGAGGTAGGTTGTGCGGTCGGGTTGGATCTGGATCACGGAGCCGCGCTCGGTGGTCTGCGTGCGGCCCCAGGAGTAGGGCTGAGCGAGCAGGTGGACCGGGCCGATCATCAGTTGGCCGATCGTGTAGTAGTCATCGGCGGTGTTCTGCGCGTCGATGACAATCCGCCAGCCGTCGGCGTTTTGCGTGAACGGGAAGATGACGGCGATGTCGGGCGACCACAGGTGAAGGTTGCCGCTGGTCGGGGTGCCGGCGTCGGCGCCTTCGATGAGGATGCGGCACAGCGGGCCGGTGTAGGTGGTGCCGCTCATCTTGCCCTCCGTGTTGTGGCGGATGCGGCGGCGGGCGGTGCTGACCTGTGCGGTCCAACCCCGAAGCTCACCCGTGGCAAAGTAGGGGTTTCCGGCGGCGTAGCCGGTCGCGGTGATTGTGTCGCCGTTGCGGGCGAAGGCGTGGCTGACGCCGTTCAGCGCGCTGTCGATCGCGGCAACCTCGGTCCACGTGCCGCCGACTCGGGCCTCGATCGCGCCCGTGCGCCAGTTGATGCCGCGCAAGATCACAGCCATGACGGGGGCGACCGGCGTGCTGTCGGCGCCCGTGGCTTGCAGTTGAAACGCAAGCTTGAGCTCGACGTTGTCGGCGGTGGAGCGCCAGCCGATGCGGGGGGACCGGGCGATCTGGGGCAGGACTCGCCGGGCTGCATAGGCGGCGTCGGGGCTGACGGTCCACGTCTGACCCGTGAAGAACGGGCCTCGGAGCGCACTGATCGACAGGCTGGCGCGGGCGAAGACGGAGAGGGGAGCGGGGGCGATCTGGCGGCCGGTGAGCTGGGTTGGCATGGTGCCGGCGCTGTAGTCATCCCAATGGTAGGACGAGCCCACGTTGGCGTAGCCGGCCCGGTCGCCGAAGGATGCCGCAGCGAAGTACCAGCGAGAGGCGATGGTGGTGGCGAAAGCGCCGCTGAACTGGCCCCATTGGATCCGGTGGTTGCCGACCGTGCCGCCGTCGCTGGTGAGTCCGGTCACGGTGCCGAGGTGGGTCCAGCCGCGGGTGTCGTCGTCTTTCCAGTAGCGCCAGAAGATCGCGACGGATGCGGATGCGCCGTCCATGCCAACCCGGATCGACTTGATATCTTCGTCGATGAGTCCGGTCGAGGCGATCACGAGGCCCGTGATGTCATCGTAGACCACGATGGCGACGGTGTTCTGCCGCACGCTGATCTGGTAGCCGTAGACCCCATTGTCGACCCTACACTTGAAGGCGATCCGGTCGGTCGAGGTGTCCGGGTTGGTCATCGCCCGGAACGCACACTCGGCGATCAGGGTGTCGCCTTCGCTTGCGCGGACGGCGGCCGAGGATGCGTAGGGGTCATTCATCGTGACGAAGGCGGTCCCGCCGATTCCGCTCGAAGTGATGTTGAGCCGGCCCGGCGAGGCCAGCGAGGCGGCGCCGGTGAGCGCCTGCGTAAAGGTCATGGATTGGGGCAGGTTCGCTGGAAGTTCGAAGGGGAGCCACTGTTGATCGTAGCTTGCTTGGTCGGCATAGCGTCCCGCGCGAACGGTGGGGGGCAGGGTCACGGTGCGCGACATTCCGCCCAGGTACGCGATCCCGAGCGAGTTGCCGAGGGTCGACGTTGGGGCGCGCCAGTTGTGGGCGACTGCGACCCGGCCGCGCCAGTAGACCGCCGAGATCGCCGTCGGGGACACCGCTTCGGGGGTGGCGGTCGAGGCTGCTGTGTTGGGGCCCCACCACCGGGCGCTGTAGTCGTATCCGCCTGCGTCGGATGCGCTGTAGGTATCGACGCCCCAGGGGGCCCACGTCTGCCCGACGTCTTCGCTGAAGATGACCTGTCCGCGGTGAGTCTTGGCATCAGGGTCGGTGGTGTAGTGGACGCCGAAAGCGTAGACGACGCCGGTGTCGTCGCGGACCAAGGCGAATCCGTTGTGTAGGCTGACGGTCGCTGAGCCTGCGTCGGTCAGGTAGCTTGAGCCAAGCGCGGTGGTCCCACTCAGGGCGGTCGTGACGACTGCGGACTGCGGGCCTTGGTAGGCCGACCCGTAGCGGCGGATCCGCGTCGAGTAGCTACTGGCGGACACCGCGCCGAACACTCCCGAGATGTGCAGAAACTGCCCGTCAACGGCGATCACGTCGCCGAAGCCTTCACCCGCCAGGGTGGCGACGCGCTGGAACGACGCGCCGAGGTCGGAGGATGCGTATTGGTAGGTCGTATTGGTAGTGCCGCTGAGGGTGTGCAGGAACAGAATGATCTGACCGTTGGCGTAGGCGGCCCGGATGCGGCGGATCGAGGCGCCGGTCACACCGAGCACGGTCGCGAAGTCACGGGCGGCCGGGGCTGCGGCGATCGACCACGTTGCGCCGTCGTCTGCGCTCGACCATGACCAGAGGTAAGCGAGCCCGCTGACGGTGTCTTCGACGGCGGCGAAGAGCATCAACTTGGAGCCGACCGCGAGGGAGCAGGGCGCGTATGGCGTCTGTCCGCGGGCGTCCACGGTTACGGCGCTGCCCCAGGTCGTCGATCCGGCGGTGCGGGTGTAGCTCTCCAAGACGATGCCGCTGCCCGATCCTACGCGGGCCGTGGCGATCAGGGAGCCCAGGGGTGAGACGGCGACGTGCGGGGTGATCCGGTAGTTGGCGGCGGTCGAGCTGTAGCTCAGGGCCTCCCACTGACTGATCGCGCCGGGGCCCTCCCAGCCGCTCCAGTTGGTCGATCCATCAGGACTCGCCACGAAGGTCGCTGCGCCCTGCTCGCCGCCGGGTAGGCCGGCGCTCTGCACTCGGATCGTCGTCGCCTCTGTGGGCACGCCAGCGCCCCGGAGGCTGCCCGCGTAGGTGCTGGCGGGCACCGGCATACCCGCGCGGGGCGACGCCTCGGTGACTGTGCTGTGGGCGGCCCACAGGTCGGTCACCGCGTCGAGGCGGGGGTCCATGACCACGAGGGCCGGGTGCTGCGGGCGGGTGGTGGTCGTCATCGGCTGTACCCCAGGACGCCGACTTGGCGCCCGGACATCATAGCACCTTGGAGGACGGAGGACCGCTGTAGCTCATCCTGAACGAAGCGGCCGAAGTGCTTGTAAACTGGGACCATCACGACGTTCTGCCCGGTTGCGTTGCCGCGGTTGAGGCGGTCCACGCCGGACTGTCCGCCGAGGTCGCGGACGGCGCCGCGAGACAGGACGGCCTCTCCGGGCAGGGCGTTGATCGTGACTTGGTCGGCCATCGCGGTCCCGCCCTGGATCATGCCGCCGCGGTCGAAGGCGGGCTTTTGGGCCGCGATCGTGGCGACCTGTGCGGCGGTGGTGGCGGCGATGCCGGTCGCGGCGATGGGGCCCAGGATGGGGCCGAGGGTGGCCAGTGCGCGGGTCACCGCGACCGCGCCGTTGATCAAGGCTTGGGCCATGCCGGCCGCCTTGGCGACCTTGAACTGCCGCAAGGCCAACTCTTTGTCGCGCTTGGCGGTCTCTTTGGCGACGACGTTCAGTAGGTCGGCGACGCCGGTTGTGAAGGCGATCGAGGTGTCATAGAACGCCTGCGCGTTCGCTGTGCGCTTGTCATGGATCTTCTGCTCGGCGCGCATCCGAGCGTCGGTCTCGCGCTGTAGGAACTGGGTGCGCTTGGCCTCGGCTTCGCGGTCCTGCTCGTTGCGGAGATCGTTGAGTTGGTTGAGCAGGTTGGTTCTGACCTCATCCTCGGCGGCCGACGCTGCGGCGATGATCTCGGGCTGCTCGGCGTACTGCTCGCTGATCGCGTTGAGTTGCTTGATCTGCTCAGCGGCGGCCATGCCCAACTTGCGCTCGGCGCTGGCGCTGGCGGCTTCGGTGGCGGTGGCGATGCCGCGGATCTTGTCGAGGGCTGCGGCTTGCTCGCGGTCGGCTTCGGCTTTGGCCTTGCTGGCGTCCGCTGCCTTGGCTGCCGACTTGGCTTGGCGGTCGTTGGCGTCCTGCGCTGCGGCACCCAAGGCGTGGAACTTCTCGCCGTCCACGTCGGCGGCACGGCCCATGAGGTCAAGGCCGGTCGTGAAGTTCTCCACGAAGCCGCTACCGACGCTGTTCTTGAAGTCGAGGAACCCATCGGCAAGGGCGGTCAACTTGCCGCCGACGCTGTCCACTCCGAGCGCAGACAGGGCGCCGCCGACGATCTTGGCCATGTTGGCATAGATGGTCGGGATGGCGAGGCCCCAATCGGCGACCGTCTGGAGGTACACGATCACGCCGCTCTTGAGCGCAGCCCCGAAGCCGGCGAAGGTCTCACCAGCCATCGTCATGGCGTCGGCGATCTCGGCGACGACGACGGCCCCGTACTCAACCGCCGGGGCGAGGCTGGCGCCGATCTGGACTGCGGCGTTCTTGGCGGCGATCTCGGCGCCGGCCATCGCCTGCTCGGCTTGGCTCAGGTTGGTTGCGAAGGTGGGGTCAAGCGGTGGCAGGAGGCCCTTGTCACGCAGTGGGCCGAGTTCTTTCTCCAGGTCGATCGCGGCGTCAACGAGTCCGAAGACTGCGGCGGCGGTGCCTGCGATGGCGAGCGACGCAAGGGCAGCCCCGCCGGCCACGGCGCCGAAGGTGCCGCCAGCGACCCCGAAGGCGTGGCCCAACTTCTCGATCTTGTCGACAGGCAAGCCGATCAGCTCGCCGAAGCCCTTGAGCCCCTCGGCCATGTTCTTGCTGGCCTCAGTGGCGGCGCGCTCTGCCTCTTTGGCGGCGGCTACCTGCGCCTTGGCGCTGTTGCTGGCGGCGGCGCGGGATGCCTGCTCGGCCCGCTTGAAGGCGCGCTCAAGGCTGACGGCCATGCGCTTGGCTTGACCGTCGGCGTTCTCGGGGATGGACCGAAGCTGCCGCTGTAGCTCGGAGATGTCCGCGCGGAGGGTCAGGGTTGCGACGTCTGCGGCCATCCTAACTCCCGGCGATGCGGCGCAGTTCTGCCGCGGCTGCCCCGACTATAGCCCGCTCTGCCTCTTTTCGCATCTTCCGCAGGGCCTGCCAGTACTTGCCCCGGTGGACGAAGACAACGTAGGGGATCAGGGCTTTGCGGCCTTTCAGGTTCTCCAGGGCCATGATCACGCGCATCTCGCGATACTCATCCCTGTCGAGCTTGTAGCCCGATTCAAGCCGCGCCTGTAGCTCGGCGCGGCGCGCTTTCAGGCGGCTGATCTTGCCGTAGTTCGATGCGTCGTTCTCGATGCTGACCTGTAGGAACATGCCGCCGTTTCGCTGCTCGATCGTGATGGGGTAGCTAAACGCCTCAAGGCTGTTCCCGGTGGCCGTCTTGAAGCGCGGATCGTTCGGGCGCGGGTACTCGGCGGCGACGTAGGCTTTGGCCTTGGCGATGAACCTGTTGAGTTCGTTCATCACGGTTGGGGCCATGTCGCGCAGCATCTCGTCGATCGTGTCAGACAAGGCGCTGTCGAGTTCGACCGTGACCTTGCCTTGCCTTGCGCGGTAGCCGGCCATGTCGCTACCTCCGGCGGGCGGTGGGGGGCTGGGGTGGCGGTGGCTTGGCGCCGCGGTCGGGGTCGATGTGGACGCGCCACCATGCCATCAGGTCGATCTGTTGGGCGCGCGGGAGTCCGGCGTACCAGTCGGGGGGCTGGCCCCACAGTCGGCAGATTTCAAGCGTTTGGAAATCTAACCGGCCTGCGGGGCTGCGGTAAAACCCTCGACCTCGGCCACCTCGGCCTCCAGGAGTACCACGCTGGCGGTGAGCCCGTACAGGGTCGCGCCGGTCGTGGTGATGGTCTGGAACGTCGCGCCTTTGCCCATCAGTACGTCGAAGACGCGCTCGCCGAACGCAAGGGCCTTGCCGCCCCAGGGGATGCCGTGGCAGTCGGCGCAGAGGCCGATCAGGGCGGCGGCTTGGACGTGGATTGGAAGTTCGGCCCCCAAGACCGTGGCGGCTTGGGCGGCCGACTTTGGCTTGTGGAGGCGGTAGGTTCCACCGGCGATCGTGATCGTCTCGGGGTAGGTGACGGGGTCGGACATCGGGGCTCTCCGATGGGGGTGGGCTTGGGTCGATGGGGCGAGGCGGACGGGCGGTGGGGCCCGTCCGCTGGGGATCAGGTGGTGCCGACGACGGTGCCGTAGATGGTGCCGCTGGCGCTGATCGTGTTGGGCTCGCCTTCCGCGAGGTCGCTGGTAAAGTGGACGTCCTCAAGGGTGATCACATGGTCGGCGGCGTCGCCGAGGTCCGTGCCCTCGATGGTGAAGACCACGTCCAGCGTGTAGACGTCGCCGGTCCCGGCGGTGGTCGAGACGTTGGCCGAGGATGCGTTGCGCTTGAGCAGGAAGTCAAACAGCGTCTTGTCGGTCGCGTCGGTCACGTCGGCGAGGTGGGCGCTGAACGACACGGTCGGGTAGACGCGGGCGCCGCGGCGCAGGGAGCGGAGGACGCCGCGGGTTTCGTAGGCGTTGGTGGCCCGGCCGAGGGTGTCGGTCTCCAGGCCGGAGATCGTAAGGTCGCCGACCGACAGGGCGACGGTGAGCGTGAGAGGGGTGCCGGTGCCATCCTTCAGGGTGATGGAGCCGTCCGTGAAATGCTTGGTGACGGTGCTGAGGGCCATGTCGGCTCCTTACTGTAGCGGGATGGTGTGGGCGACCTGTAGGGTCAGGGTGGTCACGAGGGTTCGGCCGTCGCCTTGGGTGTCGCGGCGGATGCCGGTCAAGAGCACGCGGGGCAGATCGACGCGGTTGACGCTGAGCGTAGCACGGATCAGGACGTCTTCGGCGGCGAGGGCAGCGGTGTAGTCTGCGGCTTGGGCGTCTTGGCGCAGGGCGTAGCTAAAGCCCACCTCGATCGTGCTGTCGAAGACGCTTCCCTCGCTGAGCTTCTGGCGCTCGCGGGGGTCGATCTTGGTGCCGCTGGGGCTCCAGACGGACCAACAGCGGGACAGCTTCGCCTCGGTGTCTTGGCCGAGGGACGGGGGCAGGAAGCGCGAGCGGGTCCACCGCTCGGCTACCGGGCTGCTCGGGAGGGTGGCGACGAGGTGGTCGCCGAAGCGGTCGATCACACTGGAGGTCGTGATGCTCATCAGAAGGACCGGCGCTTGGGTTGCCCCAGGTAGAAGCTCGGGATCACGGACGTTCGCTGGCCGTTGGGGCTCGGCTGGTCAGGGTCGCGGACTTCGGTGTAGCGGATCGTCCGGTAGGCTTCGTGGTACTGCTTGCCGTAGGCTTCGGCGCTCTTGCCGTAGGACTCATTGAGACCCGTAGTGAAGGCCATGAAGATTCGGCTGAGGGTGAGGCAGAGCATCGCCTCACGCAGAACGGCGGCGCTGGGCATCTTCCAAGGGTATTGCCCATCGCTGAGCAGGCGCTGGATCAGGGTGACCCAGGCGTCGTCAATGAAGGGCTGCAACGTGGACAGGCTGTGGATCGGGGCGCCGCCGTTGGGGTTCAGCGAGGGCTCACGGCTGAACAGGTCGGTGTCTGCGATGGGACTGCGGATAGCGTTGCGGACCAACGCGGCGTCGGTCTGGATGACCTCGACCACCCCGGCCAGGGTCAGCGACCACTCGATCCGCCAGTCGGCCCCGTAGGTGAGGGCAGAGGTGGAGGCGGCGGCGACCGTGTAGGTGGCGATAGAGCCCGTCACGGTCCCGGCCGCTGCCGCCACCACAGAGACGCCGGCCGCCGTCCAGATCGAGACGGCGACCGCGGAGGGAACCACCAAGGCGTTGTCCCGATACACCGGGCACGTGATGACGGTGTCCCGGCCCTTCTCAAGTAGGGTCGGGCCGGTCAGGCGCGCGGTGTAGAGGGTCGCGGACATTGGTGGCTCCTACGTTGGGCCGATCACTTGAAGGCGATGACCCGGTACTTCTCGCCGTTGGTGACGGTGACGATCGCGTTGGTGTCCGTGTGCGTCCCGTAGGTGACCACGAAGGCCCCGGCGGTCATGTTGCTGGGGATCGCGAAGACCAGGGCGGGCACCGTGGCGAGGCCGTGGGCGGTGTTCTGCGCGGAGCCGTTGCCGGTGATCTCGGCGCTCAGAAACACGCTGGCGGCGGGGAGGGCCGAGGCGGTGACGGCCACCCAGGCTCCGCTGATGCGGGCGTAGAGAGTCGTGGTCGCGGCGCCGTTGGTGCGGAGGTAGACCGAGCCGTTGGGCTCGGTGGCGCTGGGGGCGCCGCTGCCGCTGGTGAGCGTCGGCGAGGTGGCGATCTTCTCTTCGGACGGGGCGGTCCAGATCGTCAGTTTGCGGAAGGCGGCGCCAACGGCGCTGCGGAAGCGGAGGGGTCCAGCGGACATGGGGTGTCTCCCGCCCGGTCAAGCCGGGCGCGGCGCTATCGCCGCGGGGTGCTGCCGGCATCCGGCCGGCGCGGAGGGGTGCCGCCCTGCTCGCGGATGTCGATGCGGCGGGCGCTGTCGCGGGCCATCTCGGCGGCGCGATCGGGCCGGATGCCCTCATCGACGAGGCGGCGGGTCGTTTCGTCCATCGCTCGGCGGGCGTTGGGGTTCTCACCCATCGGTCACCTCGCTCACGGTGGCGCGGGCCTTGCGGGCCTTCTTGAGCTGGGCGTCGGCCTCGGCGGCGCGCTCGGCCTTGATCTCGGGGGCGGAAGCCTGCGCGGCGCGGCGGTGGGCGCGCTCGCCGAGGCGGTCTTCGTACCGCTGGATCCAATCCTCGGCCGGGAACGGAACGGCGCCGGACTCCATCAGCCAAAGGCGCCACCTGCGGAACAACTGCTCGTTGGCCTTGGTGAGTTGGGCCGCGTGCTTGCCGCCGGGGGCGGGCAGGACGGCGACCCAGGACTCCAAGTGCGTGTAGCCGCCGACGCACTCGTAGCGGCGCAGGTAGCCGGGGCGACCGTCGGGGGTCAGTTCCGGCGGGCATTGGGTCGGCTGGATCAGGATCTGGCCGCGCGTGGTCAGGTTGGCCTGAAGGTGCGCGGTGCCGCCGTTCTTGTCCACGCCGTTGCTGCCGGGGCTGGTTTCGTGCTTCTGAATCGTGGGCAGATAGACGGGCTGGCCGTCGATCTCGCTCAGCTCGTAGCTCTCCGGCGAGCAGGACAGCAGGAAGCCCGGCGTGGGGTCCAGGCGGATCCGCTCGGTGCGGTCAAGGGAGGCAACGGCTTCGCCTCGGATGGCGGTCTCGGCGGGGCGGCGGGTAGGCAGCGGCATCGGGGCTCTCCGATGGTGGGTGGACGAAGGGGGGCGGGTATCGGTTGACCCGCGGCAAGCCCGGCGGGCGGGGTGAGTGCCCGCCGGGTTGGCATGCCTATCAGGCGTCGGTCACGATCTTGACGGCGCGCGCATCTTCGACCATCGCCACGCCGAGGAAGGCGGAAGCGATGACCTTGTTGAGCCCGGTGGAGGCGCCGCGCTCAAACTCGATCAGCACGGGCGACACGACCTGCGGGTTCACGGAGGCGCGGAACTGCGACAAGGGGTGGGTGGCCTCGGCGTACCCGAAGGCGCCGCGGCTCCACATGCAGCCCGCGCGATCGGCGCCACTGTTGGCGGTGGCGACCCGGTTGTTGACCCAGAAGTCCACGTTCAGGAACGAACCGGCGTAGCCCTTGCCCTTGGCCGCGATCATCTCGGCGGTCGGGGCGGAGAACATCAGCGCGCCGCCCTCGCCGCGCAGGCTGTTCTGGAGGTCGCCCATCTGCTGCCCGTGGAGCATGCAGTAGATGCCATCGACGTTGTTCGCGCGCATCAGGGTCTGCGTCGCATCGACCACGTCATCAAGGGTCAGGTCGGAGCCGGAGGTGCCGGCGCTGGCGGTGACGCCGGAGAAGAGGCCGACCGTCAGGTCGTTGTGGCGGTTGATGTAGGCGCTGACGGCCGAGCCGGCGAGGCGCTCGACGCCGACCGCGCCGCCGAGGGTGCTGATCAGAAGCTCGTCGCTCACCTCAAGCTGAATGGCCTGACGGGCGATGGTCAGCGTGATCTGGCTGCTGTCAAGCGCCGTGTTGGAGACGCCGGTCGCCTCACCGGGGGCGGTCATCACGAGCGCATCCCAGCCGGCGAGGGGGATCGCCAGGGTGAGCGAGCCGCGGGCGGCCATCGGGGAGAAGTCGACCAGGGCGGGCGAGCCGCGCAGGTTGAGCAGGCTGTTGAGCTTGGTCAGGATCTCAAGCTCAAGAACCGAAGCGACAAGGAAGTTGGACGATGCGGCGAGGATTTCGTTGGCCACAGTGCACCTCGTAGGTGGGGCGTTGGTTGGTTTGACCGGCCTACGCTTTTTTACACGGTGCGACCGTGGGCCTCGGGCTCATCGTAGCACGGCGCCCGATCGGCTGCAAGATCAGCGGCGACCCAGCATGCCGGTGAAGTCGGCGCCGGCCTGCTGTAGCAGCTCGGCCCGATGGGTGGCGTACTCGCCGGGGCTCATGCTGGCGAGCTGGGCGGCGGTCCATCCTCCGGCGGCGGGCGCGGGGCTCGGGGCGGGGGTGGCGCCGGTGTGCAGGCCGGGCAGGGGCGCGGCGGTGCGCTGGGGGGCGATGGGGGCCGCCGGAGCGGGCGTGGCTGGGGCGGCGGCCTGCGGGGCGCCGGGCTTGCCTGGGGCGGCCTGCGGGGCGCTGGCGGGGGCAGGGGTGGCCGGGGCGGCGGTGTCGGAGAAGTACGCGCCGAGGGCCTTGGGGCGCGCGGTGGGGTCGGTCTTGAGCTTGCCCATGAAGTCGCTGAACGTGGGGCGCTCGGAGCCTTCGGCGGGCTGGACCTTGTCGTAAAAGTACCGGGCCAAGTCGAGGCCCTCGGGGTCCGTGATCCCCGCTTCGACGCCGACGCGGAACGTCTCATGCTCGGCGGTCGCGGTGGCGAGCTGGGCGCGCAGGGCTTCGGCCTCGGCGGCGGTGGCCTGGGTTGCGGTGAGCGTGGCCTTGAGGGCGGTGTGATCGGCCTCAAGTTCGCGGCGCTTGGCGATCTCTTCGTTCAGGCGGGCGCGGGGGACCATGTCTTCGGACATCGGGGCTCTCCGATGGTGGGTGGATCAGGAGGTGGTGCGCTTGGCAGCGCGCTCAAGTCGGCGGATCATGCGGGCGGCCCAGGTGCGGCCGGGGTCGCCGCCCCACAGGAGCCACGCTTGGTAACCGGGGCTGTCGACGCCCCAGCCTTCGCCCTGCTTGTCTACCTCATGCCGGGCAAAGAAGCTGACCATGCGCTTGAGGGTGGACAGACTAACAGGCTGACCGTTGGCCAGTTGGCTTGCGCGGCGCAGACCAACGCTTGTGCCGGCCCGGTTTGACGGGGGCTGATCGGCGCGTAGCTCAAGGCCCCGACGTGCGGCGGCCTGGACTGCGGCGGGCGGGGTGACGGTGTCAGGCATCGGCGGGCGGGGCGGTTGGGGGGTCTTCGTCGTCTTCGCCGTCGTCGCTGGCGTTGGGGTCGGACCCGCGCAGGGCGATCAGGGCAGCCCGGATCTCGGCGAGGGTGGCGCCGTCGTCGAGGTCGTCGATGATGTCGTCGAGGTCATCCATCGTGCTGTCGGTGGCGGGCTGCTCGGGCGCCGGGGCGTTGGTGGGGGCTGGCGCGGGGGTGGCCTCGGGGGCGCGGGCGGCGGTCGCGGCGTTGGCCTCGGCTTGGAGGGCGAGCAGGCGGACTGCGGCGATCTCGACGGGGACGTCGTTCAGCGCGGCGTAGGCTTCAACCGGGCTCATCATGCCCCGGTCGAGCAAGGCGAGGACGTGCTCGCGGTGTTCCTTGAGTTCGCTCGGGGAGCGCGGGATCTTGGCGTAGGTCAGGCTGTAGCCGCCCTCGGGGTAGCGGTAGCGGGGCGGGATCGGGTCGCCAGCGGCTTCGGCTTCGGCTTCGATCGCGTCGCTGTGGCGGTTCAGTAGGATCGCGCAGATGCGGATCAGTTGCTGATCTGCGTTCTCGAAGATGGGCTGGTAGCGGCGTTGGAGTTCGCGCTTGCCTTCGTTGGTGATCGACAGGGCGGCGCCGCTGCGGGCGTTGCCGGACAGGCGCTGGATGTCCGACGCCGGGATGCCGGCGGACTCCATGAGCGCGCTGATCATGTTGGCGAGGACGGTCTCGACCTCCATGATGGACCCGCCCGGCTCCCACTGACCCGCGCTGGGCTGGCCGGTGAAGTCGGGCTGATTCGCGATGATCAGGACCGACGTCGGGTCGCTGGGCACGTACTGGACGCGCGGGGCCGAGTCGTCGCCGGACTCCATCTGGACCTTGGCGGCGATGGGCATCCCACCGATCAGGTACTTCTGCGGCCAGGATGCGTCGCCCAAGAGGTGCAGCAGGAAGCCGTTGACGACGCCGACGTTCAGCGTACCGTCCACAAGCTCGATCCAATCGTTCGGGTCGAACAGGCGATCAGCGTTCGGGGCGGCGTGGTAGAGGACGTAGGGCAGGATTGGCTTGCCGAGGGCTTCGGGATCCTTCCGCAGTTCGGGCTGGGTCGGGGTGGCTCGGAATGGGTAGTCCTCGCCCGACATGCGGCGGCCGTAGACCTGCTCGGTGATGTCGGCACCGAGGCCCCAGGTCTGGCCGGTGCCGTTGCCGCTGAGCAGGTAGACCGCGTGAACGGGCTGGGGGCCGCTGAGGTCGTACAGATCCACGGTCCACACCTTGTCAGCGTTGGCCGCGATCGCGATACCCTTGGAGCGGAGGAAGTCGGCCGACCGCTCGCGGAGTTCCTCGATCCGGGCGGGCACGTCGGGGCGGGCCTCGGTGGCGCGGGCGATGACCATGTCGGGGTACACGTCGCGGAAGATCAGGGCGCCGCTGGCGTCGGATGGATCGACGGCGACGTGTTTGAACATCTCGCGCAGGCCGAGGCAGTACAGTTGGGTCCGCTGCATCGTGGGCCAGAGGGCGGCGCGGCGCAGGCGGGCGGTCAGGGTGCTCAGGTCTTCGGCGGTGGCGCGAGGGTGGTTGATCGTGGGCTCGCCGTCGTACAAGACCGCGAGCGTCCGGCACGTGCTCTTGAACGGGTTGAGCGACAGGGACGGATCGGCCTGCATCCCGGCGCGCTCGGTGCCCAGGACGGCGCGGGTGCGCTCGGCCAGGAGCGAGGCCCAGTTGCCGTCGAGCATCGACCGGCGGGCGCGAGTGCCTCGGACGCGCGAGTACTCGCCGCCGTCCGGGGGGAGCGGAATGCTGCGGCGCTTGCTGTCGGCGTTGACCTGGGCCTGCTTGATGTCGTCCATGTAGGTAGGGCTCCGGGGGCGATCTTAGCACGGCGGGCAGGGCAACGCTACCGGAGCCACACGACGCGGAAGTCGGGGTGCGGCGCGACCGGGTAGAGCATCCCATCGGTGACGTACCACTCGACGGGCTCACAGCGCGGGCCGGGTTGGCAGGCGTGGACGCTGACGATGATCCCGTCGGCAGGGACGCCCGCGGTGACGTCGTCGGCAGTGAGCATCTGGATCGTGATGGTCTGCGGCGTCGAGGCCTCGCTGCCGGCGCTGTCGTTGCGGTCGGCGCAGGCGGTGGCGAGCAGGGCGGCGAGGATGGGGCCGAGGGGGCTGGGTCGGGCGGTGGCGTTCATGTGTGGCCTCACGAGGCGGAGAGGTGGGGGATGACGGCGAGGCGCCGGCCCTCAAAGATGAAGTCGTTCAGGCTGTAGCGCAGTGCGTCGATGATGTCTTTCCCTGGGTGCCTTGGATGGTAGTCCCATTCCTGCAACGCTTTGATCAAGTGCTTACAGGAGTCGTGGACCATGAACTGTCCGCGGCGCAGGATCCGCTGGTTGACGTACTTTACGCCGAGGTTCACCGAGCCCTGCGCGCGGCCCTCGCCGACCTTGACTTGTTGGAACTCGTTGCGCTTGGTGATCATTCGACCCGATCCGGGCTTCTTGCGGTCCATCGCCTTGCGGATCGCGGCGATGAGGTCACGGTTGCCCTTGCTGCGCCACGCGCTGTCGGTCGTGGTCTTGTCGCCCCAGGCGCTGTCTACGCTGCCCCAATCCAGGCCATAGCGGGCGAGCATGCTGATGATGCCCTCGGCGTCGGCGTCGATCGTGATGTCGGACCCGCCGACGTACTCGGCCGCGACGTAGACCTGTTCACCGCCGCCCTCGGCCTGCGGGATGCGGCGCACGAAGGCGAGGATCGCGGCTTCCTTGCCTGCGATCTCGCCGTGGTCTACGCCGATGCAGACGGACCAATGCTCGCCGGGCTTGGTCTCGATCGCGCCGACGACGTGCTCTTGGATGGCGAAGGTGCTGAACACTTGCCCTTGTGTGCGCGGGTTCCACTCGCCGTGGACGGTGATGGGGTTCTCGTAGGGGTCGCCTTCGTCTTCGAGCCGCTTGATGAAAGCAGCGTTGAGCACGGTGCCGTCGTCAAGTTGTAGGGGTTCGGTGGAGCCGACGGGGATGAAGCTCGCGGGGGTGAGTGGTTCCCATATGTCCTTGATGACGGGCGGGTTCCGCTCGGTGAGTTCCTGGAGCCAATCCATCGGGCCCGCGTTGATTGGGGTGAGGCTCATCAGCATCACGCCGTTTCGTCGCATGAGGCGTTTGTTGGCTTCGTGGAAAACGCGCTGTGGCGGGGGCTCGTCGAAGAGGACGACGTCAAGGGTGGCGCCCGCGAAGGCGATCGGATCCTGCCCGGTCGTCATAAACTTGACGCGACTGCCGTTCTTGAAGACGGCTTCGCGGGCTTCGTTGCGGAAGCCGGCGCCAGGGTCGAAGCGGTCAAGGTTGTCGAGGACGCCGTCTGGTAGCAGGTCCACGAACTTCTGTTGGATCGGGATCGACTGGTCTACGCGGGCGCAGACGACCCAAGCCCGGATGGGTGGGCGGCGCGTCTTGAGGTGCGGATGGGTGCCGAGGCAGCGGCCGATCAGCTCGTAGAGCGCGACGGTGGTTTTGCCGCTGTGCTGGTTGCCGGCCCGGATGAGCTTGCGGCGGGAGGGGTCGCGCAGGAAGCGGTCTTGCCGCGGGAGCCAGCGGTAGTATCCGCCGGGGTCGCGCTTCACTTTGGCCTGCATCCGCTCGACTGCGGCGACGGCCCCGTGGGTGGCGGCGAGCAGGGCGGCGCGGTCGAAGGGTGCGGCCGGGGTGGCGTCGGCGGTGGTCATGGGGCGCCGTCCAGGGGCGCAATCGGGGAGCCGTCGGCGTAGGCCGTGGGCAGGTAGAGGCGGGCCCCCAACTGGCGGAAGGCTTCAACGGCGAGGTGGCGCGGGAGGCTGGCGAGGGGATCGACGGCTGCGGCGATCAGGGCGCCGTCGGGCGTGGCGTCGTCGGCGGCTGCGGCTTCGGCGGTGAGGGCTGACCGCTCTTCGGCTTCGGCGCGCTCGAGGTCGAGCATCAGGCGTTGGTACGCGACCCAACTGCCCTTGGCCAGCGCGAGGCCGACGGCCCGGCGGATCTGCGCGCTCTTCGGCTGCCGGGCCCAGTGGTCTGCATCGGCCGCAAGCTCGGCCTCGGCGCGCAGGGTGGCGGCTGCCTTGAGGGCGGCCACGGCGGGGCCATAGTCCGCGCTGGCGCGGGCTTCGTCGGCAAGCTCTTCAAGCTGGACGTGGTGGGCGATAGTCAGCCTTGATCCCGGAGCATTTTTGGTGCGGGTGAGAGGTTGGCTTGATCCTGGTTTTTTTCAGGGGGTCTCAGAGTGGACAGGGAAAAAA